CATTTGGTACAAGCGCAACATTAACAGGAACCGGGTCTGCACAAGGCGATGCATTGGCAATTATTCGACCCATCAACGAATTTACTACAGTAGCGTCTAATACCGGAGCAAGATTACCTACTTCTATACCGGGTACTAGAATAGTAATTAGAAATAGCGGGTCTAACGCTTTAAGAGTATATCCAGCATCGGGCGCACAAATTAATAACCTTGGAACCAACGTACCGTTTGTATTGGACACTGCTACTACACTAGAGTGGGTTTCAACAACTACCACACAATGGTACACATTGAACGCGGTATATGCCGGTTAAATCAGTTCAATTATATCAAATATTGTTTGCAATTTTGTTCTAATAATTCTACTATTGAAACTATTTTTCAATCCCTGATGCAAAGGTTTAGGAGTAAAATCTATAGTACTCCAAGTATAACCTATGTGTTCTTGGCTAAGTGTAGGTAAAAATTCATCATTTATAACACACAAGTAGGTGTGAAAATTAAAAACTTTATCGTTACTGACAAATGTTTCTAACGGTATAACTTTTAAGATATCAGGAAACACACCTATTTCTTCTTGAATCTCTCGTTGAAGACCCTGCCATGGAGTTTCTTCAACTTCATTTGTGCCTCCTACTAAACCCCAAGTGCCTTGATGCTTACCGTAAGACTTTTGCAACAGTAAAATTCTTTTTGTAGATTTAGCATAAAACAATGCACCACTACAAACTATACGATCTTTAGAGTTCAAATCTCCAGTCTCCTCGTTTATAGTCGCCCTCAAAACTCTTGCTCCAATTTACTCCGTTCCACTTGTATTGTGTCTTTGTAAAAATATTCATCTGATATACTAGGAGATCAGTAGATTCGTTTGCACTGAAAATAACATTCCAGTTATTGCCGTCCCATTCTATAAGATCGTTTGCCGCTGCAACAAAATCGCTGTTATCAGAATTTTTCCACGCATCTGCACCGTCCTCATTGACTTCCAATATATAGGTAATTTCACTATTGGTCGGAGCAGCCGCATCTAAAGTTATGTAATAATTTCCAGTGTCTGGTTGATCTGGAATACGCAAACTACCGGATCCAACTTCTATGCCATCAACAAATACTTTGTGGTCATAGACTTTAGAATGTAATACATTTGTATTAATTCTTAATGTAGGATGATCAGCAGTAAAGGTATCTTTGTATCCACCGCCAATATCTTCCAATATTAAATATCTAATTCCTGCAACGGCAGCAGGTAATCCTGCATTGGGACCTGTTCTTTGCGGATCAATAATAGCATCAAAATATCCCCAGTCAGCTTGTGGCCTTGATGGTCCTGGTATTGCAGTGTTACTTGGAAACGAATCTCCATCCCAATTGACTACTAACATAGTATCGTCTAGTGGATTGATTGTTACATATCCAACAACATAAGTACCGTCAGGCTGTCTTAAAAATAGTTTAGTAAGGCCCGGTTTGTAAGACTCTGGATTTTGTTGTATAACTACTTGCCATGATAGATAATTTCCAGGATCAGATGCACTGGTTAATCTTATAATGCCATTGCTACCGACTTCAATGTCAAAATTTCCGACAGTATATTTGTGCGAAGTTATATTATTTCCGCCATATAACTCGGAGTTTGACATGTTGTTGTCTGAGCCCAGTCCTTCAATAAAACTGTCATTGCTTCCGTAGATACCACCTAAAATATTACTGATAATACTGGTAGTAACTCCCAATCTCTTTACTTTGGCAGGCGGACTAATCCATATAGGTGTGCTTAGACCTAGAGTAGCAATGTCGATATCAGCGTTGGTTCCCACAGGTATAGATCTTGAACTAAAAGTAACTTCAGTTAAATCTACAACGCTTAAACTGGTCCAATCAACATAATTGTCAGTTGTTTGAATTTCTAAGCTAGGGTTGAACAACATTAAAATTTGTTCTAAGATTTGTAATTTTTGATCAGTACTAGAACTCCAAATATCTACTTTAAATGTCAATTTATAAGGAGTAGGCATCAGTCTTTCAACAGTGTAATTGTTTCCTTGGGTGCTGGTATAATTACCGTTGTCGTCAATATCTCTTTCACGAATATGTACTTTTCCCACATAGGTTGCATCGGCTAATCTGTTAATGTCTAACTCTAATCCTGTAATATATACAGCAATTCTAGGAGCACTCAATATAGTGTTTTGACTGTTTTGACTTACAATATTAGCAGCTTGTCGATCACTGTCGCCATATACAACTGGAATTCTGACCAACGTTCCATCACCGTATTTTACTACAAAATTGCTGAGTAATCTAATTACTTGTAAAAGATATCGACGTATCTGTCCGTCATAAAAATGTTGCATTATAAATCTGCCCTAGGTTTAACTGCTTTGCTAACTGCAACTCGTTGTTTGATAGAGTTAGAATACAATTTCCATTGTACTTGTGCTCCTTGATTAATAGTTTCTGGAAATGTAACTATTGCCTTTCCGCCAACACCATTACTGACATCTAATTTAACAACTGACTCACCTATGATTCCAGTGGCATACATATCAGCTGTATAAGAATACGTTGTTTGTATTTGATTTGTAGTACTAGACATTCTAACTACTTCAGATGCAATCATATTAACTCCAGTTGCATTGTCATTGTTAATGAAACTGGTTTTTAAAGTTTGTCTTGTATTGGTATTAGATAATGTATGTCTTACAGAATCTTCATACTTGATCCAACGAGCTCCGTCATATCTAAACAGTCTGTTAGGAAAAAAGTCCGTTCTAAGCCAAAAGTCGCCTTCGAACGGACTGTCAGGAAACGTAACCCCGTGACCAAAATCTACGCCATTGTCTGGAATTCCATCACCGACCAAGTAGCCTTGATATCCTGTACGCTTAGGTCGATCTGCAATTCTACTGACATCTAATGATGTCGAGCTGGCGTCAGGTGGTGTTGATGCATCATCAACTGTAAAGAGCGCAGGCTTGCCATACTGATCAACTGTTAGAGTATAAAATTGCTGTGTTTCATAACCACTCTTAGGAGAATTTGCTTCTGCCTGTGCAATAACAGCATCGTTGATTTCAATACTTTTATTGTAAGTGCTGAGAATGTCGCTTAGTGTTGTATCTGTTTCTTCACCTGTTACAGGATCAACAATTTTTTGATTAAAAATATCTTTGTATTGCTGACTGTCCATGATCTTTGTAAGTTTTAATCTATACAAATGTGGATACCAAGTAGGACTAAATCCTTCAGCAGCACGCCCTATATCACTGATAACAAAATACCTTGGCAAACTGACATCAAAATCATTCAGTGCAAATTCATCTTTGACGTGCGGTAATTCTATTACGTCTCCGCTTAATGGCTTTCTGCCTACAGCCTGAATAAAATCGTTTATATGAACAGTCATATAAACAACGTCATTGTCAATAAACAATCCAAATTGACTTAAATTAAAATCTAAATCTGCAACATTATACACGCCTCGAAGTTTATAAATGCTGGGATCGTATTTTCGATCTCTATTTTCTAACAACAACAAATCTTGTATATTTGTTTCTTTTACAGCATCGTACTGTGGTTGATCGGCAGTAGCATTTTCGTCACTGGGATTTTCGGGACCTAAGTATTTGTGCAAATAAAGATCAGTACCACCAACTTGAAACATCTCGCTGGCTGTACGATCGATAAATTTGTAATCATTACCTTTTTGGGGGCGGTATAGGCTTAAACGTGGCATAGTCTAGTATTTAGCAGCTAAATACTACGGGAGATTCAAATGTCACAGGTAAATCCACAACAAGAACGTCAAAAAGTATATGATTATTGCCGCACTATGCTAGGCGACGGCATGGTTGATGTCGAACTAGATCCTATACATTATGAAACAGCCTTAGAAAAAACATTGTCTAGATTTAGACAACGTAGTTCTAACGCGGTTGAAGAAAGTTATATGTTCCTAGAACTTAAAAAAGACACCAACGACTATAGACTTCCTGATGAAGTCATTGAAGTAAGATCTGCATTTAGAAGAACATTGGGATCAAGAACCGGCGGAGGAACTGGTACAAATTTTGAACCATTCAACTTGGCCTATACCAATACCTATCTACTTAACTCAACAATGTTGGGAGGTATTGCTACATACGAAATGTTTGCACAGTATCAAGAAATGGTAGGACGTATGTTTGGTAGTTACTTAGAATTCCAATGGATTCCGCAAAGTCATATTTGGAGATCGCTACAACGACCTTTTGCCGAAGGCGAAGTAGTTATGTTACGTTGCTACAACTATAGACCTGATTATAATTTAATTAATGATTTGTATGCTAAACAATGGATTAAAGACTACAGTTTAGCAATATGTAAAGGTATGCTTGGAGAAGCTCGTAGCAAATTTGCTACCATTGCTGGCCCACAAGGCGGAACACAATTAAATGGTGGCGACTTAAAAGCAGCCAGTAAAGAAGAATTAGCAGCGTTAGATAAAGAATTAGAAACCTTAGTATCAGGTGGCTCCGGCTATACATTTATAATTGGTTAAATATATCATGCAAGTAAGTGAAATAATAACTGAAGTATCTAGTCGAGCAGAAGTACAAGCAGACTACATGCAAGGACAATGCATGGTATTAGCTGTTGCTATAAATCAACTCAATCCTAAAAGATATCCAATAGGCTATATCTGGGAATACAACATATCGCCTGGTGCACCAGACATACAACTGGATGATGATGAGTGGGACGATCTAAGCCCACAAGAGCAACAAGAAATCTCAAAAGATATTAGCCGTCATTCAGTAGTACATGCGTATGTGCGTGATCAAGAGACAGGCGAATACATAGATGCACGTGGTCGTCACAAGACTCTACCAAACTTGTGGGGCAGACTAGGTCAAACACGATTTGACGAATTTCCGGGCACTGCTCGTGAGTTAATAGACATCACAGCGCACGGTGACTGGGACGAAGTTGGCGAAAAAGTCGATTTCAAACGTGGGAAACCTGCTTTCGATTCCTTAGCAGGACCTGCTGGTGTCAAACGAGCACAGGAATATGCTGTCAAATATTTGGGTGTTGAGGGAAGTAAAAACAAACTTCGTATAGGCAACATTGTGCGAGCAGTTGCTGATGGAAAAAGAGTTCAGGGTGAGGTCATAGATATTTTCCCTGAATACGGGGAAGTACAATTGTGGTTGAGTGGTGTTAATGATTTCAATCCTATTACAGTTAATGTTCGAGACATTGAACCTGTGTCTGAGCAAGGTGTAACAAGTACGGAAAAACCCGAACCTCTAGCCAATGAAAACTTTGCTGACGGTCGTAATCCGCAGGACAAGGGCGATAGCAAACGTCACGGTATTAACACCAAGGCATCAGTTAGTAGTTTGCGTAAGACTGCCAAACAAGGCGGCCG